TATGTCGTCTACAACAACAGGTAATTGTAATGTGGCAATGGGAAATGCAGCTTTAGGTACTAATACAACAGGCAGTAAAAATACAGCCTTAGGTTTTTTTAGTTTATTGGCTAGCACAACAGCTTCATGTAATACAGCAGTTGGTTTTTGTTCTTTAAGATGTAACACAACAGGTGCTAACAATGTAGCAGTAGGTGCATTAGCTTTAGATTCTAATACAACAGCAGATGGAAATACTGCTCTAGGTAATGAATCTTTACCTACTAATACTACAGGCGCACAAAATACAGCTGTTGGTAATAATGCTTTGTATGCTAACACAACAGCCTCAAATAACGTAGCAGTAGGTGTTGCTTCTTTAGCAGCTAATACAACAGGTGCATCTAATACAGCAATTGGTAGAAGTGCTTTAACAGCAAACACAACAGCTTCAAATAGTACAGCAGTTGGTATTTGTGCTTTACATGCTAATACAACAGGTGCAAGTAATACAGCTGTAGGTGGTTATGCTTTAGATACTAACACAACAGGTGCAACTAACACAGCAGTAGGGGAAAGTGCTTTATACAGTAACACTACAGCTAGTGACAACACAGCTGTTGGTCAAAATTCCATGGCAGCTAACACAACAGGAAGTTACAATGTAGCAGTTGGTAAAAATTCTATGGCAGCAAACACAACAGGTCAAGCTAATACTGCTATTGGAGTTTCTTCTGGTGGAGCATTAACTACAGGTACTACTAATGTTTTTGTTGGAAGTGAATCTGGAGTTCAAACAACTACAGGTGAAGCTAATGTTTTTGTTGGACAAGCAACAGGTCTTACTAATACGTCAGGAGATTGTAATATATTTGTAGGCTATAGAGGTGTTACTTCTGGAACTGGTGTTGATTATGAATATGTTATAGGTGCTGGTGATGGTGGAAATGCTATTGTTGGTAATGGTGCTAATACTATTAAAATAGGTAAAAGAACTACCAATATATCAAATAACTGGGGTTCTAATGCTACTTGGTCTCATACATCGGATTTAAGATATAAAAAAGATATTAAAGATAACACTATCGGTTTAGATTTTATTAATGATTTAAGAACTATTAATTATAAATGGAAATCACAATCAGAATTAGATTCAAACTTAGATGAATATGATGCTAATGTAACAAAAGCAGATAGTGAAGATTTACAACATGGGTTAGTTGCACAAGAAGTAAAAAAATCAATGGACAAATTAGGTATATCAACTGAATTTGCTGGATGGATTGAAGATAAAAAACATCCAAATAAAAAACAAAGTATATCAGAATCTATGTTTATTTATCCATTAATTAAAGCAGTACAAGAATTAAAAGCAGAAATAGACGAATTAAAAAAAGGATCTTAATCAATGCTTGGGATAACGGCATTAGCACAATCACCCATTGCATCATTAGGCGGAACTAATGCTAATGTAGCTGTAACGGGTATTCAACTTACAGGAAGCGTTGGTGCTTCAACTGTAATAGGACATGCAAATGTAAATGTAACAGGATCTGCACTTCAGTCAAGTATTGGTAATTCTACTGTAAATATAATTACAGAAGTAGCAGTAACAGGATCTCAATTAACAATGGCTATGGGAGAAGAAACTCCTATAGGTAATGCAATAGTATCCGTTACAGGATCTCAATTAAATTGGACTATAGGTACTTTCTCAGTAAGTGCTGACGGTAATATAAGTATTGTTGTAACTGAACATGATCTTGTAATGACTGCAGGCGCACTTCAAGGAGTTACAGCAGACGCAAATGTTACTCTTACTGGAACCCAAATCACAGCTAGTTTAGGTGAAGAAACTATTGATGTAAATACACCTGTAAATGTAACAGGTTCTCAATTAACAACGGCAACGAATTCAGTAACAATAGATTTAAATACAGAGGTTTTAGTAACAGGTATTCAATTGACTGGATCTATAAATGATCCACTAATTACTGCTTGGTCTCCTGTAGATCCAGGTGTAACTAATACTTGGACTGAAGTAAATAAAGGGATATCTAATACTTGGACGGAAGTTGATAAGGCAGCTTAAAAAGAGTATAATACAGAATTATGGCATCAACATTTTCATCAGATCTTAAACTAGAGTTAATGGCCACGGGTGAAAACTCGGGTACATGGGGAACTAAAACAAACACTAACCTTGAACTTGTTCAACAAGCAATAGCAGGTGTTCAGTCAATTACTCTTTCAAGTGGTTCTACTACTGCTTTAGTTATGAGTAATGCTTCTATTTCTACTGCAAGAAATATGGTAATTAAATTTGCAACAATTACATTATCAGGTGCAACAACAGTAACTATACCAGATTCAATAGAAAAATTTTATATATTTGATTGTTCTGCTTTAACTAATTCTACAAACCTTACTATTAAAACTGCATCAGGTACAGGATTTGTACCAAATGTTTCTAAAATATATGCAGCTTACGCTGATGGTACAAACTTAAACGAAGTCTCATTAGATACATTAGGTGGTAGTATAGGCACAGTTTCTATAGCTGATGATGCTGTGACCAATGCAAAAGTGGCTGACGATGCAATTCAAAGTGCTCAACTAGCAGACAATGCTGTTTTGACCGCTGCAATTTCTAACGTAAATGTGACAACGGCTAAAATTGCTAACGATGCTGTGACTGCTGCAAAACTACAAAGAAAATTTACAATAAGTACATCAAGTCCATCAGGAGGAAGTGATGGAGACATTTGGTTTAAATATTCATAGGAGTTTAAATGGCTAATACCTATGGCAAAGTATCAGGAACATTTGAAGAGATAGATAACGCATACGGAAAAGTATCTGGTGTTTGGAAAGAGGCAGATGAAATTTATGGTAAAGTTTCAGGAGTTTGGAAACTAGTATTTGCAGCTTTTGAAGCAGATTCAATGCAAACATTAAGTTCTGGTTCAGGAACTTTCACAGTGCCTCAAGGTGCTAACGCAATTCACATTCAAGCAAGTGCAGGTGCAGGTGGTGGAGGAGCAAGAGGAGCTGACTACGATAAGGCAGGTGGGGAATCTGCTGGTGCAGGAGGAGGATCGGGTGCATTTGTGTCTGATAAGATTTTTAGTGTTACACAAGGTGAAACAATATCTTATGCAATAGGTTCGGGTGGTAATGCTGCTAATAGTGGAAGTTCATTTACGGGTGGTGGAGGAGGTTCATCAGGAACAAATACTACACTATCTGGTTCATCAGCAGGGGCAATATTTACATTAAATGGGGGAGGAGCAGCATCTTATACTGGAGGTGGTGTACAGGGTCCTTTGAGATCTAACACCGCAGGAACTGCAGGATCAGCTACTATTAATGGAACTGCAATTACGTCAGGAACTTTTAGAGATTCTGATGGTACTACAAAAAATGTTACAACACTTACAGGTGGCCCCGTTGGATCTTTTAATCAATCAGGTAACGGAGCAGTAGGTGGTAACAACGGTAACTGTGGTGGAGACAACTGTAGAATAGGTGGATCAACCGGTGGTGCTTCTTTTTCAGGAAATGTTGTAGGAGGTGCAGGAGGTTCATCTGCAGGATCTGGAACAGCGGGATCTGCAGGAACTAGAGGATCTGGAGGTGGAGGAGGATCTGCTCAAGTTTCAGGAAGCCCTGCTTCAACCAGCGGTGCTGCTGGAGGTTCAGGTGAAGTTCAGTATAGATTCCTTAGAGTACAATAATTGTTTTTAAAACCACAAAAAATTATATTTAACTCAATAATTCAAAGATATAAATTACAAGATATAAAACCTAATCAATCTAATAATAATCAAGAACTTATAGATCAACTTGAGATTGATATAAAACTTAATGGATTACTATGTCCATTAGTTGTTAATAAGGGTGTTTTAATTGATGGTCATCATCGATATGAAGGTATCAAAGATTTTTGTACAGAAACACTTGTTTATGTGGTAAAGGATAATGATATGGAAAAATTATTATCTAAACTAAATAGTTATATTTGGTTTAATCATTTAGGCAAACTTAATGGCTAATATATCTAAATGGTTTGGTTATCCTATATACATAACAAAGCTAGAAAACTTTAAAGACATTAATAAAAAAATAGTACCTATAATACTTAAAGATATTACTCCAACCAATTCTCAATACTCACGGACCACGGACATTAAACCAAAAGAGTTACAATCTATTGATGATAACTTACACAAAGATAAAAGATTTAAAGAATTATATGTTGAGTTATCTAAAGTAATACAAGGTTGTTTATCTGCACAAAAATATAATTTAGATTTATTTGAAATATATATAACAAAGTCTTGGGCAACTTTATCTATTAAAGAACAGTTTATATCTTATCATAGACATATGAGTAGTCACTTTAGTTTTGTTTATTACCCACAAGCACATGAACAAGGTAACTTGTTTTTACTAGATGATGATGCACATAAGGTTGGATTAACTATACCTAAAAGAGATCCATATTTTACAGAATGGGATCAAAGTAATTATGGTAAAGCTGAGTATCCTGCAGAGACAGGAAACGTAATTGTATTTCCATCTATGATGTTTCATGAGACAGGTAAGAATACAAAAGATATACCAAGGCTATCTATATCAGGTGATATAATGTTAACTATGAAAGAAGGTGTAAAATCTGAACATAATATACCTTCACCTGCGACTTGGATGAAGCTATAAAATGTTGTAAAATGGCTTATGCCTTTAAGAAATGTAAGAATAGCCCCAGGTTTAAACAAAGCAGACACTCCTTCAGGAGCAGAAGGCCAATGGATTGATGCGGACTTTGTAAGATTTAGATATGGGCAACCAGAAAAAATAGGGGGCTTTCAAGCTATAGGAACTAATACAATTTCGGGACCTACACGTGCGCAACATACTTGGACTGATTTAGAAGGTAATAGATATGCAGCATTAGGTACATCAAAGGCTTTGTATATTTATTATGAAGATAAATTTTATGATATAACTCCTTTAGCAACAGCAATTACAGGAGCAACTTTTACATCTACTTCAAACTCAAGCACTATAACCGTTAATAAAAATTCACATGCTTTAGATGTTGGAGAGTATATCACATTCACAAGTGTTACTGTTCCTGGTTCATCATCATTTGTTGACACAGATTTTACAAGTTTTACTTTTGAAATATTAACAACTGCTACAAATTCATTTACAATTACCATGCAAACTAGAGAAACAGGATCAGCAATGACGGCTGCTGGATCAGCTAGTATAAATCCATATGAAGAAGTAGGGCCACCGATACAAACATATGGTTATGGTTGGGGTACAGGAACATGGAGTAGAGGGACTTGGGGATCTGGTACAACAAGTTCAACAGTTATACTTGATCCAGGCACATGGTCATTAGATAATTTTGGACAACAATTAATAGCAACAGTTAAAGATGGTAAAACATTTGTTTGGAATCCAGGTGTATCAAACCCATTAGAACAAAGAGCAGTAATTATGTCTGGTGCACCAACTGCAACAAGACTTACTATTACTTCAGATAGAGATAGACATGTAGTTCATTTTGGAACTGAAACAACTATTGGAGATTCAACAACTCAAGATCCAATGTTTATAAGATTTAGTGATCAAGAAAACTTTAGTGTTTATCAACCAACCTCTATAAATACTGCAGGTACATTTAGATTGGACACTGGAAACAAAATTGTTGCTGCAGTATCAGGTAAAGACTACAACTTAATTTTGACAGACCAAGCAGCATATACAATGCAGTTTGTAGGTCCACCCTTTACTTTTTCTATAAGACAAGTTGGTTCTAACTGTGGGTGTATTGGTCAACACGCAACCGTATATGCAGATGGTAAAGTATTTTGGATGGGAGCAGGTGGAGGGTTTTTTGTATTTGATGGTACTGTTAAATTACTTCCATCACTTGTAGAAGACTTTGTATTCACGACCACTGGATCAAATGTAGGTATAAATTATTCATCTAATGAAATTGTATATGGCTCACACAATTCTTTATTTAATGAAATAGTTTGGTTTTATCCATCAGGAACTCCATCAGGTGATCCAGCAGTACAAAACAATAGATCAGTAGTTTATAATTATGTAGAAAATACTTGGTCTACTATGACACTTGCTAGAAGTTCATATGCAGATGCTAGTACTTATGATGTACCTTATGCAACAGAATATACATCTACTGCAACTCCAACAATTTCTAATTTGAGTGGAGCAACAAATACTTTTGGTGCATCAACTTACTTTGGACATGAAATTGGAACTAATATAATAGCTTTAAATGGAGCAGAGACAGCAATACCTGCTTACATACAATCAGGAGATTTTGATTTACCTACAGACGGAGATGGAGAATATTTATTAAGACTAAGTAGATTTTTACCTGATTTTAAAAACTTACAGGGTAATGCAATAGTTACAATATTTTTAAAAAATTTCCCTATTAATTCAGGAACTTCATCACAACTAGGGCCATTCACTATTAATGCAAATACTGAAAAAATTGATACAAGAGCAAGAGGAAGATTAGCTAATATTAAAATACAAAATACTGCAGTAAATGAGACATGGAGATTTGGAACATTTAGGGTAGATGTTAATCAAGACGGTAGAAGATAATGGCTAAAATAAACGTATATGTACCAGAGCCACCACAAGAATACAGTGTAGAAGGGTTTAGACAGATAAATCAAGGTCTTGCGACTATTGAAAATCAATTGAATACTTCATATCAACAGGACTTGAAAAACGAACAAGATTCGTTTAATTACTTTATGTCATGACAATACAATATAAAAATCAAGGAATAAATTTAACGTCAACAGGTAGTACAAGTGTTCTTACCTGTCCAACAGATGCAACTATTTTAATAAAACAAATTCAAGCAAGTAACGAACATTCTGGTGCTGTGAGTTTAGACGTTCAGTATACCGACACTTCTGCAACTGCAACGTTTAGGGTATTTAAACAATCAATTGCAGCTACCACGACAATAGATTTAATTAATAATACTTTAAATTTAGAAGCAGGCGACATATTAAAAATGACTGCAGACACTGCAAATAAAATTCAAGGGATAATTTCTTATGCTTTAATAGATCGTTCACAGGAAAATGGCTAGAAAGTTTAAAGACTTTGTTGAAAGAGATAAGCCTAGAAAGAGACCTAGAAGACATTGTAAAAATCCTAATAAAAAAAAGAAGTTGCAGAATAATAAAAAATATAATAGACAAGGACGGAGACAAAAATGAGTGATATAATTAAAATACCAGCAGAAGCAAAAGAAATTATTAAACACAAAAGGACTGGTAA